GTTATAAAACTATAAGGAGAAAACAATGAGTTTATGGAGTATGAATGATGGCTCCGCTTTATCTGGTACTCACACTTACACGAATGGAAGTGCGATTGTACAAGCTAATGCAAGTGGAGCATACAAAACCGAAGTAAAAATCGGTGATGTAGTCACTACAGCTGGTGGAGAAAAAGTGAGAGTAAAAGACCTTACACCACCTAGAACAGTTGCTACATCTGCTGTAAACGCAAGTAATGAAAGAATTACCATTACTTCACACGGATATACTGCAAACACACCACTCACATATAGTGCAGCTGGTGGAACTGCAATCGCTGGAATCACAGACGGACAAATCGTATTTGTTAAAACTGTTCACGATGCAAATACAATAGATGTATCTGCAACAGAAGGCGGTTCAGTAATTAATATAACTGGAACTGGTAATAATTCACAAACATTTATTGGTGAAACAAATACTGGTATGACATTAACATCTGATTTTGGTGGAAGTACAGAAAGTGGTGTTGCCGCAACTGTATCAAGACCACCAATAAACGGACACGGTGGAACTATTGATAGCACTGTATTTGGTATAGATGAAGGTGAATCTGTTGCTGGTGTTGATAATGTGACTGATATTGCATTAACATCAACTACTGGTGCAAGATATGTACAAGCACCAACTATTACTGTTGCAGGGCCAACTGCAAGAGTTCTTACAACTGCAAATGTTTCACTTGCAAACGATACATTTACCATTACAGGCCACAATATGAGAACTGGTACATCTATAACTTATAATAGTCAAGGTGGAACTAATCTTGCACAAAATAGTGGTAACATTACAGATGATACTGAATTATTTGTTATTCGTGTAGATGCAGACACTATTAAGTTAGCAAGTTCACTTTCTAATGCACAAGCTGGTACTGCACTTGATATGACTGGTGGTTCTAGTAATGTTGGTAATAACTCACAAACATTAACTGGTACTACTGCAACTGCAACTGCCACAGTTTCTGGTGGAGCTGTTTCTGCAATTACTGTAACAGCAGTAGGTTCTGATTATCAATCTACACCAGCTGTAACAGTTGAAGCACCAAAAATGACAATTCCAACTGGTAATGTAAATGCTGGTACTAATGTAATCACATTTACTGGACACGGACTAACAGATGCTGACCAAATCACTTACAACCAAGTAGGTGGTGGAACTTTAATGACCAATGTAACTAACGGACAAACTGTATTTGTTAGAGATAAAACTGACGATACCTTTAAGATTGCAGCTACTGAAGGTGGAACTGCGATTAATATTGGTACTGGTCATAGTGCTCAAACATTTACTATTGTAACTGGTGCAACAACAGCAACTGCTGTAGCTTCAACTGGTTTAGGTAATGACGGTGATAGTAACACCACAGAACTTAGCCATGTAGGTTGGGTTAAGAAAACAGTAGGTACTGGTGGTCGTGCTGGTAGAGTTCAATATGAAACTCTAGTTGCTGCTTCAAGTATTTCTGGTGATGCTGCTGATGATATCGCACTACCAGATAGCTAGAATCTAAATTATAGGAGTATATTATGTCTTTGGAATTAAAAGATATTGAGACGAGAAAACAAGAATTACAAGTTGAATTATCAAAGGTAGAGAATCAACTTGTAGAGGCACTCAAACAAGTAGAGTCGTTGAAACAAACTAAATTCTCTATCGCTGGTGCCATAGCGCTTTGTAATGAATTCGGTGAGAAAACTGATGTCGGAAAAGATGAAAATTCTGATGCCGACAGTAACATTCCCCACACTATTGCTGGGGTTTAGACCATAGGAGATAAAATATGGCTGATAAGAAAATTACTGCGTTAACAGACTTAGGGTCTGGTATCGCAACTGCTGATTTATTTCACATTGTAGATGACCCAACTGGTACACCTATCAATAAGAAAATTTCAGCTGCGAATGTATTTAACTATATTCCAACATTTATTGCAACTAACAGTACAGAAGCACTAACTAATACTTCTACTGCTGTTTCAGTTTCTACTGCTGTTTCAACAGTTGATTCATCTGGTGGTGCAGTAACTGTAACACTTGCAGCTGGTGTAACTGGTCAGTTGAAGACAATTATTTGTACTACTGCTGGTAATAACATCACTGTAACTCCTGCCGCCACAGTTGGTTCTGGTACTACTGTTGTACTAGATGCCGCTGGTGAATCAGTATCATTAATGTATACTGGTACTGCTTGGGCTGCAGTTGCAACTTCATCTTTCGCAACAAGTATTGCTACTGTCATTCAGTAATGTCTGACTTAAAGATGAAAAGTAAAAAGATGGGTGACCATCTAGATACTATGTTGAAAAAATATAAGAGAGGTGAAAAAATAGGTTTCACTGCTCTTGCAAGACTAAAGGCACGAGGTTTAATTCCTCGTGCTGATGGTTCAAAGAAAAAAAATAAATTAGGGAAATCATAATGATAGATTTTAAACAGTATATTACTGAACTACGAGGGCCGAAGCCTGCGAACTCTAATGCACAACACGACTCCGACCACGATATGGTTGATGTGTCTGATGATGGTGTTGTTAGAAAACTTAATTCATTTTTGGGTTGTATTGCCGAAATGGATCATATGTTACCAGAACAAACTATTAGTGTTGTGAGAAGAAGACTTGCAAGTATTGGATTAACATTTCCAAATATTGATGTAGTAGAAGATTCTGGAAACATATCTGCACCGTTAACACAATTCGGTGGTAGATTTGGTAAAGACATTGACACACCTCACAATGAGTTTGTTAATGATGATGGTATTTCACATAGAGTTGAAGGTGGTCGTTCCATTAATTTTGTTTATGAAAAAAAAGAAAATGGAAAATTCAAGGTCACTGCCGAAATTAAATAATGTTTGAGAAAATAACTGTTGATAATGTTATGATGTATGCGATGAAACATTATAATAATCCTCAAGGGGATAATGAAAAAGAATTTCTTGATGATATGAAGAGATTCAAATATATTAAGAGATTGTTGAGAAAGTATCAAGACAATGGGCCTTTGAAAGAACGATTGATTTTAAATCACATAATTGTTTTAAATAATGTCTTTGGTGCAGATGCGTGTTCAACACTTTTATTATTTAAATTAGAAACTTCGTTATGGAAATATATAAAACCATTTATGGAATTTTTAAAAATTCTTCCAGAAGGTGAGTTAAAAAATATAGAGAATGACGAAAAAGTAGAAAGTATTTTAAGGAATATTTAATGGGAACTGCGATAGATTTATTTGTAACTTATAGGTTTATTAAATTATTAGTAACGCCTTTTGAAAAAACTGATGCATTTAAACTTGGTATTATTAACGAAAAAGGTTTACGACAAGTCGTGCCTGGAACAACAAAACCAACACCTCTTTCAACAATCAAAGAAAGAAATGCATATACTGTTCTCCACAAGTTAGTATTCAATATTAAAAGAATTTTTGCAAGAGTGCCTGGACTAGGTTCTAAAGTTGGAACTTATGCAGCTGCACTTTTTTTATTAAAGGACACATTCAAAGAGGGTGTTGACCCTAAAATGTTTGAAAGAGAATTTTTAAAGTTTATAAAAGAAAATGATATTAAACTAGATGACACGATTACTGAAGAAGTTGATTTAGTTGATGGTAAATTACCAAAAGGTGTTTATAAACTGTCAAACGATATTATAAAAGATGATGATGAGGATATACCTTTATTAAAAAAAGATGATGATGTGGAAACATTAGAGGACACATTACCATCTGATACAGTATTAGGAGTTCCAGTTTTTGCAGTCCTACATACTAATAGTAATAGTAAGATTTTTGTAAGTATGGATGATATTGAACCAGTATCAGTAGAAGATGCATTAGGAGAAATTTAATGGATAAGAAAAAATATGTAAGAGTAGACCCTTTCACTGGATTCCCAGAAAAAGATGTAAAAGAAGATGCACCGACAACATCTACTGCTGGTGTTGCAGCCACTGGTGATGACCCAACAGTTGCTATGAAAAAGAAAAAGAAAAAATTATATGATGGTAGAACATCTATTGCAAAGAAATTTGTTCAAAGAATACTGAAACAAAGGGAAGCAAGAAGAGTTTCAGAAGAAGTTGAACTTGATGAAAAAGTAAAACAACCTAGACAATTAATTAATCCTAGTAAAGAAGTTATGGTTGTAAAAAATAATAAAGTTATCGTAGTTGATAAAAAAGATTTGAAACAATACACATCAAAAGGTTGGTCTCTTGCAGAAGAAGTTGAACTTGAAGAAATGAAAAAAGTAGAGATAAAACTTAATAGAGGAAATGTTGACAGAGATATACAAAAAATTGTAAACCATATAAATCTAATTAACAAAAAGAGTAGACCAAATCAGCGAATCAAAATAACACAGAATATGAGTGATGATTCAGTAACACTTGATGGTGGTAAAAATGTTGATATTGGTAGAGAAGTTGCTGATATAAAAAACTTCATAGGTTTTAAAAGTGCAAAAGTTGTAGAAGAGATTACAGAAGGAACTATGTCTAGTGGTATTTTCAATAGAAACCCAGAAGTATCAAACAAATCTGGTTATGAATTAACTAAGTTTTTTAAGAAAAAACCTAATGCAAAACAAGCATATGATTTTGTAGATACACATATTCCAGATGATGAATTAGGTGATGATATAGCTGCACTTGCTGGTGAATTAGATGATGCACCAGGCAGATTGGATGACTTTCCATATAAAAAACAAAAGAAAGCATATAGTAAAATTGACCCAAGAAGTGTTATCTTAAATAGACTTGCAGATTTTACTAATGACAGAACTGCAATGTTGTTAGTTAAAACACTTATGAATATGGGTGTTAAACCAATTAAATTAGGTACTGGTAGGGCTGGTAAGGGTGAGTATGACCCTATAAAGATGAAAATTAATCCTAGTAAAATAGATGCAATCTTAAAAAAATTTGGTGTGTCAGACCCTAATCAAATTACATTCAAGGAAGAACCTATGATGAATGAGAAAAAACTAGCTGGATTTCTTGCATTTTATGGTGGTAAGAAAGTAGAAATTCCTTTAAATAAAGTAAAAGACATAAACCAAGCAAAACAAATTGCAATTAAAATGATGAATGTTCCTAAATCTAAACAAGGTTTATTAGCAATACAACCAGCATACGAACACACAGTCAAGGAAGAAACAATGGAAATAACAGAAGAAGTTATGACACTTAAAACAAAAGATAGTGTTATGGGACTTAAAGTATTTAATGGTGCAAAGGGTTTAGGTTTAAAAGCTGCACTCTTAGGAAAATATGTAAGAGTTAAAGGTAGTAAAAAACAAGTAAACGATTTTGGAAGAACAGTTATTGGTAAATCATCAATGGGTAGTCCTACTGAATTAAATCCCCCTCAACTAGATCAAATACCACAAGAAGATAGAATGTTAAATAAAAGGTTGAAAGAAGAACTAGAAATTCAAACAACATTTACTGCATCTATTCTAGAAAAAGTAAATGACTTTGGAAACGAACACGAACTTGTGGAAACTAATTTAAAAGTTTTACAAAACATTGTGAAAAGAAAACAAAATCAAAAAGTTAAGTTTAAAGACAAACAGGCAACTGTTGACTTGTTTACTGCAAATGCAATTATGAAAGTATATGATGCAGTAAAACCAGATAATAAAAAGAAAATAGAAAAATTGATGAACGGAACAATTACTGACTTTTTAAAGTTACAAAAGTTTGCAATGAAACAAGTGAAGTTTGCGTAGGTTGATATGAAAAAGTTTAAAGAATATTACAATTTTCCTTATGCAGATTTAACTACTAAACCTATGGCTGATTTAAATGCAGCTAAATTTAGTAATGATATGATTAACAAACTTAGAAAAGCATATGAACCTTTAAAAGGTAAAAAGATTAATCCAACACCTTTGATGAAAATATTTGATAAGATTGATTCAAATAAAGATGGTTTAATTCAATTATATAAAGCAGATATACCTTTTGTTAGTACAATGGCAATGTCAAGACTTATGTTAAAACACAATTATAAAGCATCTGATATAAACAAACTTGGTAAAATTAGAATGGAAGATTTTGTAGATGAAAAATATGACAGTGATAAGTTTTTTGGTGGAAAGGGAACACCAGAACAAAGATTACAACTTCTTAAATTAACAAATAAAGCATTAAGAACTCTTGGTGGTTCACCTAAACAAAATGCAATTAAAAAAGAAATAGATGCATTACGAAAAAAAATGGGAATGAAAGTTAAAGAAGGATTTGAACTTGATGAAAACAGATATATGAGAGGTGGAGTTAGATTATCTTTTGATGATGATAGATTTGGTGGTAAAAAAATGATGATACAAATAGGAACAGATACATTAGATGTTCCTAATAGTCAAATTAAAAATTTTTTAAAATTAATTAGAGGTTTATCTGATTCGGAGTTTAGATAAATGATATTTGGTTATGCAAAAATGGCTATTACTATTATTATGGTTGTTGGTATAGGTGGTGCAGTTGCATATGTTTACAAGCTTCGTGCAGATAATGCTGTACTCAAAGCAAATAATGTGTTATTAGAACAAAGTGTAGAATCACAAAAACAAGTCATAGAACAACAAAAACAAGATTTTCAATCAATTATAGAAACAAATAAAAAACTTACTATTTTATCAAATAATCTACAAAAAGAATTAAGTGACCTAGATAATAGATTTAATAAAGGTGGTAGAGATTTTGGTAAAACTGCGATTGCAAAAGATAAAGCAATTCAAAGAATAATTAACAAAGCAACTGCAAATGCGTTGCGATGCGTTGAGATTTCATCTGGTTCACCACTAACAGAAAAAGAGTTGATGGCAACTAAAAAAAGTGAAATCAACACCGAATGTCCAAGTATAGCGAATCCAAATTATGTATCGTATTAGTCTAATTTTTCTCCTTTTATTTACTGTATCAAGTTGTTCTAGTATTAAGAAATTAGAAATCTTTTCAACAGAGGTTGAAAGACAGCCTCTTAATTTAGAAGAACCAATATTACCTAAACTTGAACCACTCAAGTGGATTGTTATCACATCAAACAATGCAGAAGAAGTGTTTAAAAAACTTGAAGAACAAGGTATTGACCCAGTATTATTTGGTCTTACAGATAATGATTATCAACTTATTGCAAAAAACTTTGCACAAATACGAAACAATCTAAAAAAGAAATCAGAAATAATTAAGTCATACAAAGAGTATTATGAATCTAAGGAAAAGAAATGATGGAAATGATATTATCACTTGCAGAACAATTTTGGCAATGGGCAGTTGTTATTGCACTAATAATCATTGGTTGTATAATAAACATTGTAGACAAAAAACAAATTAATAAATGGAGAGTCAATTTTAAATATGATGAGTACCCTCATATGAAACCGATTAGAATCGCAACTAGAGATAAAGGTTTTTGGGGTGCAATATTGATGTGGTTATTAGGTAGTAGAAGATGGGAAATTTCAAAAGATTTTCATTACCAACTAAATGGTGTTAAATATGTAATACCAAAAGGTTTTTCTTTTGATGGTGCAAGTGTACCTAAGTTTTTAGCAACTTTTTTATCACCAGTTGGGGTATTACTTTTAGGTGGTTTAATCCACGATTATGCTTATAAATATGCAGCTCTGAAACCTGCTTTACAACAAAGTTCTTTGTTGATGGTTGACCAAAAACAAGCAGATAAAATTTTCAGAGATATCAATATAGAAATAAATGGTTTCTATTTTCTAAACTATCTTGCCTACTGGGCACTAAGACTTGGTGGTTGGTTTGCTTGGAATAAACATAGAAAAAGAAATTTAAAAATAGGAGAATAAGATGGTAGAGTGGATTCAAAACGCTAGAGAATGGATTAGTGATAGAGTTCAAGAGAGAACATCTTGGGATGGAGCAATGCTAGTCGGTGTAGGTCTTGTTGGTTTATTATTTCAAGGTTTAATAACTTGGGCTGCTTACATTGCTATTGCATACGGAGTTTGGACTATTGTTAAGTCTGAATGGTAGTCATTTGTTTGACTGTTTGTTTAGTCAAATTATGTAAGTTGTCAAATTTTTGAACACTTATAAATATAAGTATGACTATCAAAACAGAACTAGAACTTCTTAAAAAGGATGTGAGTGATATGAAACATATTCACTCACGCCTTGATACTGCGATTAGTAAACTTACAGATGTATCAAACTGTATTAACAAAATACTTGCAGTACACGAAGAAAAACTTGGAAGACAAGAAGAAGAAATAGTTAAACACGAAAAAGAAATAAAAAGAGAAATACAAGAATTACATTCAAGGGTTACATCAAATTATAAAGAAATAGTAGCAGTTATAAGTAAACACAATTCAGATGATATTGAAAGATTTCATCAACTTCAAAGAGAATTATCTAATAGGGTAGGTATATTAGAAAAGTGGAGATGGATTATTATCGGTGGTTCAATAGTCGCTGGATTTATTCTTCACAAAGTAATAATGTTTGCAATATAGTATTGACAATCTTTTAATTATGGTATATAATGTTTATCTATGAACACTTTCGTTGATACAAAATATATTGGTCTTTTATCTTCAAAGTTATCACAGTTTAAAAAGAAATCTGGTAATTTATATAATTTCAGATGTCCATACTGTGGTGATTCAGAAAAGTCTAAAACTAAAGCTAGAGGTTATCTGATACTCAATAAGACATTTTATGTTTATAAATGTCATAATTGTGAGAAATCTACTGACTTTGGTAGTCTATTAAGATATGTAAATAGTGATTTGCACAAAGAATATACATTTGAAATCTATAAAAATAAGAATGTATATATACAATCAGACGATAAAAAAAAAGATTTGAATTTATCTAAATCAGTATTTTTAAAAGGGGACTCTCCACTCAAAAAACTCAAGAAAATTTCACAACTTAGTCCAGACCACCCAGTAACTAAATGGGTCAGAAATAGACATATTCAAAGTCGTTTTCATTACAAGTTGTTTTTCTGCAACAAATTCTATGAGTGGGTCAACACATTTGCACCGAACAAGTTTCCATCTTTAAAGGGTGATCACCCTAGATTCGTGATACCTTTTTTAGATAAGAGTAATAAAATGTTTGCACTACAAGGTCGTGCATTTGGTAAAGAAGAACCGAAGTATCTGACTATAAGATTATCAGATGATAAAAAATTATATGGTTTAGATAGTGTTGATTGGAATAAAAGGGTTTATGTGGTAGAAGGGCCTATTGATAGTTTATTTTTAGATAATTGTATTGCAACTGCACACTCTGATTTAAGAATTGATAAAAAGAATAGTGTAACTTTGATACCAGATAATGAACCAAGAAATAGGGAAATAGTAAAAAGAATTAGAAGTTTCATAGAAGATGATTATTCTGTTTGTTTGTTTCCAGAACAAATAAAACAGAAAGACATCAACGAAATGGTTGTGTCTGGAGTAAAAGACATAAAAAAACTAATAGACAATAACACATATAAAGGACTAGAAGCAAAAGTCCGATTTAACGAATGGAGAAAAATAGATGCTTAATGGTAAACTTCCAACTAATTATCAAGAATTTATACACCTATCAAGATACTCAAGGTGGATACCGAAAGAAGGTAGAAGAGAAACTTGGAGAGAAACAGTAACTAGATACTTTGATTTTTTTCAAGAACATTTGAAACAAAGTTGTAAATATAATCTAGATAAGTCATTGAGAGAAGAGTTGGAAGATGCAGTAATACATCTTGATATTATGCCTTCTATGAGATGTTTAATGACAGCTGGTGAAGCACTAAGAAGAGAAAATATTGCTGGTTATAATTGTAGTTATGTTGCAGTTGATAGACCACAAGCATTTGACGAAATACTATATGTATTGATGAATGGAACTGGGGTAGGATTCTCAGTTGAAAGACAATTTGTTGGTAATCTACCAACAGTTGCAGAAGAGTTTCACCCTAGTGATACAACTATTGTTGTTCAAGACAGTAAAATGGGTTGGGCAAAAGCATTTAAAGAACTTGTTGCAATGTTATATCACGGACAAATACCTAAATGGGATTTAACTAAAGTAAGACCAGCTGGTGCTCCACTAAAAACTTTTGGTGGTCGTGCATCTGGGCCTGAACCATTACATAGATTATTTGAATTCACAACAGAAATATTTCAAAATGCACACGGAAGAAAATTAAGTTCTATTGAATGTCACGATATTGTTTGTAAAACAGCAGAGATTGTTGTTGTTGGTGGTGTTAGAAGAAGTGCATTAATTAGTTTATCTAATCTTTCTGACGATAGAATGAGAGTTGCAAAGTCTGGTCAATGGTGGATTGATAATGGTCAAAGAGCACTTGCGAATAACTCTGCTTGTTATACTGAGAAACCAGACATAGGCATTTTTATGGACGAATGGAAAGCACTTTATGATTCTAAGTCTGGTGAACGAGGAATATTCAACAGAGAATCTGCAAAGAGAATTGCAGAGAAGAATGAAAGAAGAGATGTTGGATATGATTTTGGAACAAATCCTTGCTCAGAAATAATTTTACGAAGTAGAGAATTTTGTAACTTATCTGAAGTTGTTGTCAGACCAAAGGATACAGAAGATACATTACTAAGAAAAGTAAAACTTGCAACAATACTTGGAACATTTCAATCTACACTTACTAATTTTAAATATGTAAGTAAAGATTGGAAAAAGAATTGTGTTGAAGAAAGATTATTAGGTGTATCTCTTACTGGTATTATGGATAATAAATGGACTGCTGGTAAACTAAATGGTTTAGATTCATTGTTAAAGAACCTTAAACAAATGTCAGTAGATACTAACAAAGATTGGTCTAAGAAATTAAAGATTAATCACTCAGCTGCGATTACTTGTGTGAAACCGTCTGGAACTGTTTCACAATTAGTAGATAGTGCAAGTGGTATTCACGCTAGACACAATCCTTATTATATTAGAACTGTAAGAGGTGATAAGAAAGACCCACTTACAAAGATGATGGTAGAAGAAGGTTTTCCTAATGAAGATGATGTTATGAAACCAAATGATACTACTGTGTTTTCTTTTCCAATAAAATGTAGTCCAGATGCAGTATTTAGACAAGATTTAACTGCGATTGAACAACTAGAACTTTGGAAAACATATCAAGTACATTGGTGTGAACACAAACCTTCAGTTACTATTTCTGTAAAAGAAGAAGAATGGATTGATGTTGGAGCTTGGGTATATAAGAACTTTGACTTAATGAGTGGAGTAAGTTTCTTACCATATAGTGAACATACATATAAACAAGCACCGTATCAAGATTGTGATGAAAAAGAGTATAATGATTTATTGAATAAAATGCCTATTACTGTTGATTGGAATAAGTTATCAGAGTATGAGAAATCCGATATGACAGTAGGTTCACAAGAACTTGCGTGTTCGTCTGGTTCTTGTGAGATTCAGTAATGCCTGGAAAAACAATTTATTGCGATTCTTGTGAAGCAGAATTTAAAATAAGTCACAATATGGACGATGAATACTATAAAGTTAATCATTGTCCTTTTTGTGGTGAAGAACTTGATGAAGATAATGTAGATGAAGACACAGAGTAAAAAATCTAAAGGTAGAAGATTACAGAAATGGGTTAGGGAACAACTCATAGAAAAATTAGATATACACGAAGAGGATATTGAAAGTCGTTCAATGGGTGCTGGTGGTGAAGATTTAATTATGGCAAGAGCTGCAAGAGAAAAGTTTCCATATTCTATTGAATGTAAAAATCAAGAAAAATTAAATATATGGGAATCATATAAACAGGCATCTGATAATGCTGGTAAATATGAACCGATTGTTGTTATAAAAAGAAACAATCAAAAACCATTAGTTTTAATTGATGCAGAATATTTTATGAGGTTACATAATGGACATTGAACAACATTATATTGACTTGTATAGGTCAATGCACGAAGATAAAAACACCTATCAAGGTGTTAGTTTATTTAAAGAAACCCCAAACATTGCGAATATTGTTTTGATAACAAATTCTCAAACAGTATTAGATTATGGTTGTGGAAAGGGTAGTCAATACACAGATTCACACCTTAACATCTTATTTCATATAAATGATGAAAACATCTATATGTACGACCCAGGCTTTCCAGAACACGAAAACATACCAGAGGATAAGTTTGACGGTGTTATATCAACAGATGTTTTAGAACATATACCAGAAGAGATAGTACCTAAAATACTTGATGAGATATACAGTAAGGCAAACAAATTTGTATATCTTGCGATTTGCACTAGACTTGCACAAGCAATACTACCAAACGGTGAAAATGCACATTGTACTGTAAAAGAACCAGATTGGTGGGAAAAACACATTATAAAATCCAATAAAAACAAGATTCATACCGAAGTTCATTGGTATGGAAACCACAATGATTACAGAAAATATAACATATCTTCGTAAGTCATTGATTTAATTCATATCTTTTTTTCATTTTTTTAACTTTTTTACTTGACATTGTTCTCAAAACAAGGTACAATAGATACATAAAGTCAAGAAAGAAAGGACAAAAAAATGGGTAAAAGAGTTAAATCTTCAAATAAAAAAACAATAAGTTTAAGACAGTATGCTGGTTTTGGTGGTGCAAGATTGAGTGTATTGACTGTAAGAAATCCAAAGACTAATTGGATGCAATCTGATAATTCTATGAATGTTGTTAATCTTAGTAAAACAGAGGCAAAAAAGTTAGCAAATGATTTGTTAGCGTGGGTTAATGATACAATAGAAGATGACCACGAGTGGCCTTCTTTACAAGTTCAAGAAGAAGTTTGGAACGAACAACAAAGAAGAAAACAAAGAAAATTAACAAAATAATTTAAAAAAAAGACTTGACATTGTTCTTAAAACAAAGTATAATAATAATATAATCAAGAAAGAAAGAGAAAAATATGGAAAAAAAAGATATATTTAATAGTCTAAAATTTGCAAAACGAATGAATGAATTTGTAGAGTATGTTTATGATTTTTATGGTAAAAATGGTATCTATGATATGGGTGCAACTAGAGATAATATCACTACTGCAACTATTGACTATGTTTCAAGTGATGATTCTTTACCATTTTATGGTGATAGTCTTGACAGAGAAAGAGTAAGAGATATTCTTACAAGTAAATTTAATTTGAAAGAGGTAAAATAATGGAAAAATGTTATAAAGTTTTAGATAAAAAAGGTCGGACTATGACACCTTGTGGTAATTGGTGGTATGACGAATGGAGCCCTAAATTTAATGCTCTATTTGATATAGATTTAAATCCAGATACATTTTATACTGATACTGTAAATAATGCATTTTGTGCCATAGAAGGTCAAAATAAAGGTTATTACGATATTGTAGAGTGTGAAGCTGATGGCAGAGGAGATGTTAAACCTACTGATAAAGAAACAAGATGTTATTACAATGGAGGCAAAATTGCAGTATAGAGTAGAAGTAAATTTAAACGGCCCAGACGGAAATGCATTTGCATTGATGAGTAAGGCAAAATATTTAGGAGTTAAATTAAATTTATCAAAAGATGAGATTGACACAATAGTCAAAGAAATGATGTCTGGAGATTATGATAATTTAGTAGAAGTTTTCAAAACAAACTTTGGTCAATTAGTTAGATTAGTTAAAATAGAAAATGGTGAGTTAGTAGAAACTTTAAATTAGGGTTGACAATATTAATTTTTATGGTAAGATGTAATTATGGAATGGAAAGAAATAAAAACAAATAAACAACTCGCTATTGAAAATCTTTCAGAGATTGTCAAGATGATGAATGAAAAAGTTAATAATACAGAAAAACACGGTATTAATGACTCTGGAGTAAGTTATCTTAAACATTATTCTGAAATGATTAAAAGTGAGATAGAAAGGTACAATTTTAAATTATGATTTTTTTTTATAATACACACGAAGATATCCCTAATCACATTGTAGACTATGTTATGAAGTGTGCAGATGTTTCGGATATTACAAAACTATCAATAACAGATATCAATGCTTTTTTAACAGGCATTGACCAATATGAAGCAGAAGTTACTAATCAATTAATGGAGGATATGTATGAAATTCAAACAAGTACATAAGTTTAATAAAAAGAAAAGATTTCCAGAGAAAAGATTGCCTGGTACTGCTGTTGCAGTAGAAAACGGTAATATTGATAAGGCAATCAGAAAACTTAAAAAGAAGTTACAAAAAGAAGATATGTTCAATGAACTTCGCAAAAGAGAGTTCTTTGAAACTAGAAGTGAAAGAAAAAGAAAAGAGAAGGCTGCGAGTACAAGAAGATGTATAAGAAAAATAGAAAAAGAAAAGATGTTAGAGGTCTAAAATGGTTTGGTTCTATCCTATTGTTGACAGGCTTATGTTTTACATCTTTTAATATCTATCCACTAAACCTATACTTTATGACCATTGGTAGTGTTGTATGGGTTAGTGTTGGATATTATTGGAAAGACGGTTCTATCATACTATTAAACTCTGTTGGGTTTATTATATCAGTTGTTGGTTTAATGAACTTTTGGACATAAATATTATTATGGAAAAGAAAAACGATAACATAATTACATTTCCTAAAAGATTTAAGGGTAAAAGAAAAGTGGTTAAGCCAGACAAAAATTTGTTAAGACTTAATGAAGATATGTCTTTTGCAGATACACTTACTGAAGCCTTGATAGTACAATTAGTACACGCTTTAGATGATAATGGATTGAAAGTTAATAACCCAACATTTATAAAAGATTTATCTTTTGTTATTGAATCAATCAAGAGCTCTATTTACAGAGATTTAGATATTAAACACGAAATGCAACCTTTAGTTGATAAGTTTATGGTTCAAGAAAAAGATAAAAAGGGTAATACTAACACAATATTTAAAATGGAATTGATACCTAAGTTTTTAAAAGCTTTGGACAAAAAAAAGAATAAATGATATTAGTTGATATGAATCAAGTTACAATTAGTAATTTGATGATACAGATAAAAGATGAACCTTTGAGTGAAGATTTGGTAAGGCATATGGTACTAAATTCTTTAAGGTCATATAAAACAAAATTCAGTAAAGATTTTGGTGAATTGGTGCTTTGTTATGATGACAGACATTGTTGGAGAAAAGATTACTTTCCATATTACAAACAAAATCGTAAAAAAGCAAGAAGTGAAAGTAGTTTAAATTGGAATGAACTATTTGATATACTAACTAAAATTCAAAATGAGTTAGAAGAAAATTTCCCATATAAAGTTTTAAAAATTGAAGGTGCAGAAGCTGATGATATTATTGCGATAATATCAAATAGGATTTCTTCTACACCAAATTTATATGAAGATATATTAATTATATCTGGAGATAAAGACTTCATACAATTACACGAAAAGAATAATGTAAAACAATATTCACCGACTTTGAAAAAATTTGTGGTTGATGACAACCCAGAACAATATAAGTTTGAACATATTATAAGAGGTGATAAAGGTGATGGTGTTCCAAATGTTTTATCACAAGATACTGTCTTTGTAGATGAATTAAGACAAAGACCTATAACGAAAAAGAAATTAACAGAATGGAAAGAGAATGGTATTCCAGAGGGTGAGATAAAAAGAAACTATCAAAGAAACAAAACATTGATAGACTTTGATAGTATACCAAATGAGTTGGGGGAACTTATATATAATATGTGGGTAAATAAAATTACTCAAAGTGATAGGAGTAAAATATTACCTTATTTTATGAAACATAGACTAAAAGAACTAACTGAAAAACTAGGAGATTTTTAATGGCATATGATGTTGTAAGACCTTTAATACACGAAGTATTAACAATGGTCAATAATGCAAAAGTAAAAGATAAAAAAATAGAAGTATTAAGAAAATACAGAAGTGATGGATTGAAAATGATTTTGAAATCTAGCTTTGACCCTAAGATTGTATGGAGATTACCAGACGGTGATGTACCATTTATTAAAAATGATGCACCAGCTGGAACTGAACATACAAGGTTAGAACAAGAAGCAAGTAAACTATTTCACTTTATAAGAGGTGGAAACGATAAATTAAAACAAGTTAAATGTGAAACTATGTTTGTCCAAATGTTAGAAGGATTACAAGAGGCTGAAGCAGAAGTTTTAATACTTGCAAAGGATAAGAGATTACATCAAAAATATAAAGGATTATCAAAACAAGTAGTACAAGAGGCATTTGATTGGGATGACAATTTTTTAAATGTTAAACACAAAGATTATAAAAAATCTGCATAGGGGTTGACATTTAATTAAAATATGTTATTATAATAACATATATTATTAACATTTAAATTTATAGGTATATTATGTTTTATTTTTTGATTGGATTTATATTCAGTATTCTTGCGGCTGGTGCTGTTGATGGTGACGCCTCTCTCACTACTCTTTCCATCCTCGCAGTCGCTGGGATTGGGTTTATGAGTCTTGGCACTTATATTATGAATAAGAAAGATGACCAAGAGAACTAAACCCAGAGTTGTAAGGGAACAAGTTGGATTACCAGACCGTTCCCTACAATTCAAAAACACAGAGGGGCACAGAGTGTTTTTTAAAGTTTTTATATCAATATTATCAACAGTTGTTATTATTGCTGGTATCAATAGACCAGACAGAACACCAAAAATGCAATATATGGAAATTGCACAATATGATAGATATATTGACGAACAAGAAATTACTTGTCTTGCAAAAAATATGTATTTTGAAGCTCGTAATGAGGGAACAGCTGGAGTTCTAGGTGTAACCAATGTAGTTTTAAATAGAGTAAAAAGTGAATTATATCCAAACACAATTTGTGGTGTTATAGAAGATGCTAAAATATCACAATGGTGGTTAAAAGAAAAAGGTTTAAAGAAACCCATTAAAAATATGTGTCAATTTAGTTGGTACTGTGATGGTAAATCAGATGAGATAAAAGATTACTACACATATAATCAACTGTTTACACTTGCAGAGGGTTTAGTTGCATCAAATTTCAAAACTTTGCTTGACATTACAGACGGTGCGTTGTATTATCACGCTGACTATGTTAAACCAAAATGGTCAAGAGATTTTGAAAAAACTGTTAAAATTGGTAGACATATTTTTTATAGAAGGAGATAATGTGAATATATTTTATACTAATGAAGACCCAAAGATTGCATCTTTGGAACATTGTGATAAACACGCTGTAAAAATGTGTGTAGAGTATGCACAACTATTATCTACTGCACATAGATTACTAGACGGAAAAGAATATGCTGGTAAATCTAAAACTGGTAGAAATGTAAAAAGATGGAAACACCCAACAGACTTTATGGAAGAAAACCTAATGTTGGCGTGTCATACTAAACACCCATCTGCAATATGGTGTAGAGAAACCAAAGGTAATTATTCTTGGTTATTACATTTACTAATGAATTTACTAAAAGAATATACATTTAGATATGGTAAGAAACACTCAGTAGAAAATAGATTACCATACTTAAATATTATACCAAAGAATATTAATCCAGATACTAGACTAACTGAGATGCCCCAATGTATGCCAGATTATTGCAAGATTCCTAATCAACCAATCGCAGCTTATAAGAACTACTATATAAAAGAGAAGACTAGATTTGCGACTTGGAAGAATAGGAGTATACCATTATGGTTTCAAGAAAAGGATATTGGGATATGATTAATGAACACATTGTAAAAGGTGACTTAGAATATTTAGAGAGTGAAGAAGTGAAAAAAAAGAGAGAAGAGTTAAAGAGAAACTGGTTAGGTAAAGATGAATTGTATCAGTTTGAGATTGCACAAATGCAAAAACAAATACACGATTTACAAATTAGAGTTAAGGAACTTATAGAAGAATTGGAGAGAAAAAATGGGTGAATTATTACTATTTTTTACTGGCTTCTTTTTTGGTATGTTTGTAATGCAAACAATAGATATGTTTACAATACTAAAAGAGTTTAAAGGTGAGATTAAAAATTATAAAAAAAAACTAAGGAGATAATATTATGACAAGTAAACTTGATAGACTTATGATGCTTCAAGATGAAGTACACATTGCAAAAAAGTTTGTAGAAGAACACGGCCCAGAAGATATGGGTTATGTAAATACTGCAATCAATTATATAGAAGAAAGAATTCTTGACTTGAGATTAGAGATTGATAAGAAGTTAGATTAAATGCCTAGATACGATTTTTACAATAAAAAAGAAAATAAATATTTTGACGAATTTATGTCTTACGAAGAGAAAGTTGAGTATTTAAAAGTCAATCCTAACATTGAACCTGCTGATTATTTAAATATGAATGTAGTTAGTGGAGTTACTAAAAGTGAAAAGGGTGATTCTGGTATGAGAGAGGTGTTTAGTAAGATTGCAGAAAAACACCCTACTAGCCCACTCGCAGATAGATATGGTAAAAAATCAATTAAGAAATTAAAAGCAAAAAGAGCATATGATAAACATAAAAAGCGTAGTCCTTAGTCTTATTATTTTACTATTTCCAATATCTGTTTGTTCAGATAGTTGGAAAGAATGGTTGAAAGATAATTTATATAAAGAACAGTTTTTAGAACGAACTGATGACATAATTATTGTATCACCTTATCGTGCAATAGATAGTGGAAATGTTCCTATTGTTATCACAACAAAGTCAAAAGACTTAATTAAATTTACTTTAATTATAGACGAGAATCCAACACCTTGTTGTGCAACATTTGAGTTTGTAGGTTTATTACCATATATTGAAACTAATATAAGAGTAAATGCATACACACACTTAACTGTTGTTGCAGAAGATATAGATGGTAATTTATTTTATAATAGAAAGTATATTAAGGCAGCTGGTGGTTGTTCTGCAACACCATTAGTTGATAGTAGTGTACCAAAAGATAGAGTAGATATTATTGATGATAAATTACATTTTGATAAAAAAAGAATTCAATTCAATCACCCAAACTATTCTGGACTACAATTTGATCAATTAACTAGAACAGAAATACCAGCAGATTATATTGACTCTGTTGTTGTTAAAACAAGTAAAGGTATATTCTCATATGAGGGAACAATCGGTATATCACAAAATCATTACTTTACTTTGTTTAGTGGAGATATAGAAAAAATAGTATATACTGATAATTTAGGAAATAATTACGAGGAAAGTTATGAGTAAAAAACAAGACATTAAATTAGATAATTTAGTTACTGTGAAACCAATTACAGATAATCAAAAGGTAGTCTTTAATGCCTGGAGAAAAGACAATAAGAATTTGTTTTTGTTTGGTGCAGCTGGTACTGGAAAAACTTTTATATCAATGTATCTAGCATTAGAGCAAGTGTTAGACCCAAAAACTAAGTACGAAAATGTTATCATTATTCGTTCAGTTGTTCCAACAAGAGATATGGGGTTTCTGCCTGGTGATGAAGAAGATAAGTCTGCATTGTACCAAGTACCATATCACAATATGGTTCAGTTTATGTTTGAACAATCAAGTGATAATGCATTTAGTATGTTATACGACAGATTAAAAAATCAAGGTAGTGTTACCTTCTTGACAACTTCATATCTTCGTGGTATAACATTAGATAACGCTGTCGTAATTGTTGACGAATCTCAGAACTGTAACTTTCACGAGTTAGATACGATTGTTACAAGAGTTGGTCAAGACAGTAAAATTATATTTTGTGGTGATTTCTTTCAATCAGATTTGACCAAGATGAGTGAAAAAGAAGGACTACAAGATTTTATGAGAATATTAGAACAAATGAAAGAATTTGAAACAGTAGAATTTACAATAGGTGATATTGTTCGTTCTGGTTTTGTTCGTAATTATTTAATAGAAAAAACAAAACTTGGTCTAGGAGAGTAATATATTATGCAAAGTACAAAACAAAGATGGGATTGGAGAATACAAGAAACATTAGTGAAAGAAGTATTAAGACTTGAACCAGAAAACGAATATATTAAAAAGTGGTGTGAGATGGGAAATCATCACGGTGCGAATATTCGTAAGGCTAGAGATTATTATTTAAAACACGGAAAATCACCAGAAGAAAATGGCGAACACCCAAAGGGAAGTTGTCAATAATGAAAAAATATTTGATGATTGCAAGTATTGTTGCATTACCTATTACTGTAAGTGCAGATGGTTATTATGCAAAATTTGGTTATGGTTTACAAGATGGATTGAATGGTGGTAAAAATGCATCAGAGTATGGACTTACTGTTGGTAAGAAACTAAATGATGTATTCTCTGCTGAAATAAAAACAAGATTAAAAGTAAAAGATAGTTCTACCAGTAATGACCAGAGAGCAGAATTTGCATTGATAAGTTCTAAAAAAGTTTATGGTAAACTTAGTATGTACATACGAGGTGGTGCTGGATATAAGTTCACTAGAGATAAAAGTCACGAATACTGGCACATAGAGCCTGGTCTAAAATATAAATTAAATGATGTCTGGAGTATTAAAGGTGGTGTAAGATTCAGAGATAGTTTTGATTCTATATACGAACAATCAGACATTACATATAAGGCAGGAATATCTTATAAACTTAATAAGAATAATAGTATAGGTATCGGAAGTAAATTTAAAAGAGGTGATAGTCAATACAATTCAATAGGTGTAAGTTACAAGGTAAATTTTTAAGGAGAAAATATGTCTGAAAAATTAAGTGAAAATTTTACAGTTGCAGAATATATTAAATCACAAACTGCAACACGACACGGAATAGATAATTCATTAAGTGAAGAACATTTACAAAATGCAAAAAAGTTATTTGCAAATGTTGTACAACCAATAAGAGAAAAGTTTGGTATAACACTCATTACATCTGGGTATAGAAGTCCAGATTTAAATGCAAAGATAGGTGGTTCTTCTAAATCACAACATTGTAAAGGTCAGGCGGTTGACCTTGAGTGTTTAAAAGAAAGTAATGCAGATGTGGCTATGTGGATAGAAAACAATCTAGATTTTGACCAGCTCATTTTAGAGTTCTATACACCAGGCGACCCTAGAAGTGGGTGGATTCATATATCTTATAATGAAGATGGAAAAAATAGAAAATCGGTATTGACAGCAAGTAAAATAAATGGTAAAGTAGTATACACAAATGGTCTTAATATATGATAGACAAAGAAGGTTATACTCAAAGAGAATGGGATAGAGTTGTAGGTTATGGAAAAGTACCAGATGAATATAAGAAAAAGAATGTTCCAACACAAAAATAATTTAGATATACCAGACATAAGTGCTAAGACTTCTGATGGCATAAGGTTATACGAAACACCAGAGGGTAAGTTTTATCCATCTATCACTACTGTTTTAAAAAACAGAGGTAAAGAAGGTTTATTTGAGTGGAGAAAAAGAGTTGGTGAAGATGTTGCAACTTATGTTTCAAGAAAATCTGCAACAAGAGGAACTCAAGTACATCATTATTGTGAAAAGTATTTAGACAATGGTTATGAGAACAAAGATTGGAATGAATATAAAAAAGGTAGATTTCTATCTTATTGTTTGTTCTCACAACTAAAACCATATTTAGATAAAAGAATTGGATTGATACATTGTCAAGAAAGAGCATTATGGCACGACTTTTATAAGATTGCTGGTAGGGTTGATTGTATTGCAGAGTGGAACGGAGAGTTGTCTGTAATTGATTTCAAAACAAGTACCAAAGAACGAGAAGATAATTGGAATGAGAACTATTATATACAAGCCTCTGCATATGCAGAGATGTATCAAGAAAGAACATCACAAGAGATAAACCAGATAGTTATATTAGTGGTTACAGAAGACGGTACAGTTCAAGAGTTTGTAAAAGATAAACATAAATATTTGCATCTACTTGACAAAGAGTTAAATCTATATTATAATACTGTAAAGACTGGTAAATGAAAAATTAACAGTTTGTTCATATAACTTACAGAAATGTAATTTATAGATATAAAGGATACTTGACGAAGATGACTTTGAGATAGACTGGACGAGGGGGCAGTACCCTCCACCTCCACCAAAAAGCCTCTAATGAGGGGGTGAAATAGGGTAGACAGATGTTAAAGGGTTATTGGAGAGTATGGGTTGACTTCCTTATAGGTCAAACACTATAAACGCAAACGATAACTTTGCATCTCAAGATTTCGCACTAGCTGCTTAATCTGATAGGGTTCGGTGAGTTCCTAGTAACAGAATACTCACCATTTAATAATGAGTGGTCTGCGGCCCAAGGCAACCAGCACTCCAATACTAGTTAGGAGAATAACTATGGCTTGGTCAAAACCAACTATTACTGAAATTTCAGTAGGTCTTGAAATTAATTCATACGCTTGCGCTGAGAAGTAATTTCACTAAATTGGGTGGGGTATAATACCCTTGAGGTTTGAACCCACCCTTTTTTTATTAATTTTTATTAGATTGTGAATACATTATGACACCAAAAACATTTTCAATATACATAGAATCTCAAGTCAGAGAGAAAAACATATCACATATGGATGCAATATTAGAATATTGTACCAAGAACGAAGTAGAACCAGATAGTATAACTGGTCTAATCCAAAAACCACTTAAAGATAAAATAGAAGCAAACGCAAGAGATTTAAACTTTTTACCTAAAATGGGTAAACTACCAGTATGATTCATATTATGGACGCCTTTAATGCATTTAAAATTTATATGGGTTTGAAAGCACATTTCAACTCAGACTACGACTTTACAAAGTATGGTGGTAAAACTAGAGCTAGTAAATCTAGTTATCTACAAAGAAAAGACAAACACTTTTTTGGTAAAGTTGCAAGAAAGTATGGTGATGAAACTCAAGACTTTTTTGTTTCTAATTTTTTAAGAAATGAAAAAGGATACATTGGAGAGTTCAATGATAGGAACTTTACAGATTGGAAAAAAAGACATCAATCATTAAGATATATGTTTGAACAAGATATGAACTTGTTGTTAAATCAAGTTACAGATTTTAATAAATTATTTACTGTTGAAAACGGACAACACCCAATATTGTTTAGAAATTATTTATCACAAAGAATCAATATAGAAACAATGATTATATTAAACAAGTTAGTAAACTATCAAAAGGATTGGGATAAACAAATAAATGAAAACATTATCTGGCCTAATCATAGAAACAAATTAAATAATTACGATTCACTATTGACAATTAATGAAACAGAGTATAAAATGAAAGTTCTAAATTTAACAAAAAATAAAAAGTAATGCATACAATACCAATATACGATAAACAAGGTACAGAAGTAAACAGATTAGAAATAGACGATGATTTAAATCATTGTGGTGGAAGGGTCTGGAAAGGTAAAGAACACTATTACAAAGGTTTAGGTATTCCTTACTCTCATCATCAATTACTAGAAAAAGATATTACAGATGATTCTGAATTTGATATGATACAGAATACAAATATATTTTATCTAGGGTATCTTGTGTGTAGAAAAAATTGGAAGAATAAAGTAGGAATATTCCAAGAGAGATATCAACCATTTTTTCCAGATTTTATTGGTGCTTGTAGTGTTAAAGAAAAAACAATTACTGGTAACTCAAGAGGTTTTAAAAGGTCATCAGTTGATGTGATAGAAGTTATTAATTATGATGCAGTAAATAAACAGTATTATTTTAAAATGGATTATAAGTGTAAAAGAAAAAGTTATATTAAAGATGATGGTAAACCACAAAAATTACAAGATTTATTAGAATATATGTTAGAAAGTGATTGGAACTTTCTGTGGGATAAAGGTGCAATCAATGATATAACACCAGAGGGCCTGGTGTCAGATGTAGCTGACCTATTTGAGTCAGATGAATTGCACCATCAATTAGGAACTGTGTATTCAGTTTTATACAGTTTACACAATGTTAATGTACAAAAATATTTTGAGTTTCTTAAACATATGAAATTAGAACATAAGAATCAATCTTCTTTTATTACTAATTCCATATTGATTTTAGAGAATAATGGTATTGATACTTTACCATTAAAACCTTTTAATGAGGATATGAAAAACTTTAAACATACAGTTTTGAATTTCTTATTGCAAGGTAAAAATTGTGCATATTGTTCTTGTGATATGTTTATCCACGAGGGTGATTTGGTCAGAGATGATTATGTACGAAAAGTGTCAAAACAACTACAACACATACAATATTAATTTTAATTTGGAGTAAATATGAATATGGAACAAAAACAATCTAACGAATCTTTAGTAAGAGAAAGAGATTTTTATCGTTCTAAATTTGAAGGTATGGAAGATAAAATAAAACTTCTATCATCTGATTGTGCATATCTTAAAAAAGATAATGACAGTTTAAGAGATAGATTAAAAGAAGTAAACAAACAAGCTTTTATTAAAAATAAAAGAAACTTTAGGAGATAGGTGTGGAACAAAGATTTACATTTATTAAGACAAATGAAATTAAAGACGATTTTGACTCCGAAGAAAGAGTTGAAGTTGAAGTTGTAATAGAAGAAAATGATTTAGGACAACTAGAAGAAAAGTTTAATAATTTTCTTAAAGGTTGTGGTTATGAAGACATTACAGTATCAATAACAGAACCTAGTATAGAACAAGATGGTGATGTTCTTGGTGACTTAGATGATGAACTAGAAGATGTTGACGAAGTGGACAATATTCACGCTTTCAAAAAAACTAGTGATTATAATGATAAACCATCTGACACAGAGTAATGCAACAACTATCTTTATTGGATTTTATAGTGGATAATAGTAAACCTAAAAATGTATTTGTACTTGGTAATGGTGAGTCCAGAGATGGATATGACCTAAAACAATTTAGACAATGGGGAAAGATATATGGGTGTAATGCACTTTATAGAGATTTCCAACCAGATGGATTAATATCAACAGATTGGGCTATGATGCACGAGATATATTCATCTGGTTATTGTTCTAATAACAAATGTTATTTTAGACAATGGAAACTGTTACCAGAACAATTCTTTGAGATGTTACAATATACTGGATTAGAACAATCAAGTATGGAACAACTGAATGAACAACTCAAGAGTTTAGATTTAGATACAGTAGATAAATTTTTACATCAAAATGAAAAAGGTTCTAGAACACAATTAGTTTGTCACGGAATAGACCCAGAGAGATTTAAAGATGCGATATTAGAAATATTATCAAAGTTTAAAGGATTACCGAAAGGTGATGTAAGACAAAAACTAGGTAATGCTGGTTTATGGATTACTTGGGTAGATGATAATGATATGGCTGAAGATTTAGATACTTTCTTTGATGGTGAATTTATGGGTTGGAGTTCAGGCCCTACTGCTGTTAGAGTTGCAATAGAAGAAAATAAAGATATAGATAACATCTATATGTTAGGATTTGATATGCCAAGAGATGGTAAAGTAAATAATGTGTATAAAGACACAGATTGTTACATTACTTCTGATTGTAAATATGTAAGTCCTATGAACTGGATAGAACAACACGAAAATAATTTTAAGAAATATCCAGACAAAAAGTTTTACAGAGTTATAGATGATGGTTCTGAAATACCAGAATGGTCAGACTATAACAATGTGAAAACAATCACCTACGGAAATATGTGGGGTAGAGTGGTTGTATAAATAACATTATATTATGATTAAGTGAAATAAAATAACATATAAAACATATAATAACATACGGAGATATAATATGTCATTAGATACTTTAAAAAAGTCTAA